GTTGTTTAGACTATGCCCTGTGTAAGGGTGGGGGCCGTCCACAGTACCTTAGCACCCCCTACCCCCATACGTTGCCCCGTTCTATGTGTTTGATTGATTGGTAATGTCTAGGTATGATGTGATACTGAATCACGCTTACAATGCAATCTGATTCGTTCTTAGTTGAGTGACATTTATTTTAAGCTTTTTAAATATTTTATTTGACATGCTTGTTTAGCGTGGTATAGTGGTGTTTAACAGATTAATTATTAATTAACACGAAGGAGAAATGTCATGCAAGAAGTTCAAATTTTTGTATCACGTAATAAAGATATTAGGGCTGCGATTATCGTGATGCTTGAGCAAAAGAGCGGAGTTAAGTATTCGCCAAGCCAAGATTGCAGCCATGGACGATGGCTCAAGAATGACGGTGCTATCTTGTGGGTTGGCGATAAGGTTAGCCATAGAGATGAAATCACTATTGCCCAACTTGAATCTATGCCGGACCACCAGCCGACCAAAGAAATGACCATCTCAGAGATCAGTAAAGAACTTGGCTACGATGTGAAAATAGTAAAATAATTACCACCAACGGCCCCGGCTACCACAGCGGGGCTACTTCCGACGCTTCAAGATAAAATCAACTTCCTTTTTCCATATCTTCATAAGGTTTCTCTGGCTGGCAACTTCATCAACAGCCTTGGTCATCCACTTGATCCGCTTGGTGCGCTTGGCGTTTCTATCCTGAAATGGATTGACTAATTCAAGGCGCTTCTTGTTCCCCAATCGCCATACACCAGGGGGCATGTTACCCATTGGCCCAGACTTAATGCCACGAGGTATGATAAATGGCTGACGACCAATAGCTCCAGACTTAACCATACGCAGCATAGCAGCTACCCTGGCACGTTTAGTCTTTAAGCCCTTACCACGCACCATGCGATGCCTGAACATCTTGCCCAGCTTATCCATACGGACCGGACCAGCTACTTGCCTTGATTCATTGCCACCACGAGAGGCCATAGTAGGCACACGTCTCTTTTTAGTCCTCTTGCCTGTCTCAAGCTCTTTAAATCCTGTTGACCTGCCTTGACGTGAAATATCAATACTTCCCATCTCTGCGACTATAGCGTTGAGCGGCCTGCCGTGTTTGGCTTTATCGACCCGCATGGATCGTTTGACGAATGATTTATTCCGGGTATGGGTATTTTTCTCGATGTTCTTGATCGCTTGGAGTCTAGATTTAAACGCCGTGGTGTTGATCACGTTGGTCGCAGCTCTAACGAATTCTTTAGGAGCGCGCTTGTACCACTTGCCGAGGTTCACTAGGTCTGGGCTGCTGAATTGGAATATATCTGCCATGTGGGGATTATAGCGTTGTTGGGCGATAATGTAAATATAGCCTTGCTGTTAGGCAAGATATGTAACAATATCAACGCTTTACGCCATAAATTATTTTTCTGAAACGTGACATAAGCACAAAAATAAGCAAAAAAAGTCAATGAAACCAACTACCTATACTACTACTACTACTACTAATTATTAATTATTATTATTATTATTAGAGCACTAACCTTTATCGTATTACTTATTTATTTATATAACATGTTTTCTTTTTAGGCCTCTTGTGTCTGGCGGGAAAACATAATTTTAATAATTTCTGTGTTTTAATTCACAATAACAATAAGATATTCAATTATATGGGCCATAATTAGTGATAATTAACCCCCTGATTTGATAAGCAATCAAGAATTTTATTTAAATAAGTGTTGACTTGGCTTACTTATTTATTTATTGTGTTGGTATTGGTTTATTTAAATAACTTTCAACTTGAGGGTAATCGAAATGGCAAAGATTTTAACAGTTTCATTAAATGAGGAAGCGGAGAAGCTTTGGACTAAGGTGAAAAAGACCGGAATTGGTCCAAGCAGGTTCATGCGTGAGGCTTTGGGTTTTTACGTTGAAAAGGGCACATTTAATCTTGATGAAAACGGGAAGCCGGTAGTGGTTGAAGAGAATAAGAACCCGGTTATTTGATTGAAGGAGATCAGTTATGAAACCAATGAGAATTGCCACTTTATATCTCGGCACTGGCGACAATGGATTTAAAACCAATATCGGCGCTATTGGTGAAACAGATAAGGAAACAATGGGTCTGTTTGAATCTGCTAAGAAAATATCTGTATCAGTTGAGACAGCCGTATTCTTGATGGATCTGTACAACAACGACGGATTTATAGTTGATACTATAGGTCTGACCGGAGAAGGATACACAAGAATAACCGGAGAGAAGGTGCTGTCCGAATCTGAATATCGCGAGATAGATAAAAATTATTGGCAACAAGCCAAGGATTTAGCCGCTGGAATCAGGAATGGTTCTATTTCTCTAGACCACTAATCACCCCCACAGGGAGAGCATGATATGAGTAAGCATAAGTTTACGACGGGGCCGTGGAAAACGTGCCATAATGGGAAATGCAGGTGTAAGCAGATATGGTCGGAAACGGCAGACCACCCCGTCGCCACGATTGAAGCCGGAGAATGGGGCGACACATACCCGGCCATTAGTAAAGAGGGTAAGGCTGTTATTGAGTCAATACCATACGGTGAAATATCTGAAGAAACAGCCGAAGCCAACGCCAACCTAATAGCCGCCGCGCCTGAATTACTGGAGGCGTTAGAGAGATGTGAGGTGTTGGTCCGCTTAAGAATTGAAAACGACATCGACGACGAAACTACCGCCGGGCATATGGCTCGCGCCGCAATCGCCAAAGCCAAAGGTGAAGTAAAATGAAAAAACCAGACCTGATATGGCTAGAGAATAAGAGGCCAAGTTTCGCATCACCGACCGGCTGTGAATTCTACACGTCAACAAACAAGAAGCTGTCAGATAATGACACCGAATACATCCGAGCCTCACTATTAAAAGATGATAAATGGCTGGCTGATAATGGGTTGATGCGGGTTAAGCCCGTTAAATATGGTTGCTACTGTGATGGATCTGACAGTGATTATACATATAATGACTGTGTGATAGATTCCGGTGACTACGAGCAATGCGTTTATGCCCGCACGGAAATGGCAAAAGAAGACTGCGAACATTGGCGTGAATTACCATGACCTGCCACTGCGCCACCTATAAAAAATTCATCCAAGCAATGGCCGCTGAGTTCGCCAAATACGGCCAGAATAAAACCGCTACATATTATAAACAGCAGTGCGATAAGGTGCTGGAGGAGACGGAGGAGAAATAATGTCCGAACGAGATAAGTTTTTAAACGAGGCTATGGGTGAATGCTGGCATGTGGCAGGGCACCCGCTGTATGTTTGTAAATGTATGAAAGGCTGTGGTACGATACTTAACTCGCCAGCTTCAAAGCCTGTAAATCTTGAACTCTCAACGTGGCAAGGATTCGGGAAACTCTGGGAATGGGCGATTGATCAGGAATGGTGGTGTGAGTTTGAATTCTCAAGGCCTGTAAATCCAGACCAATCTGATATTTTCGGCGGCACATTACAAGAAATACTACAGTCGTTAATCAACCCAGACCGATTCGCAACCGCAGTCTACGAATATCTCAAGGAGAAATAAAAATGTGTGATAAAGCCACAAGAGGATTTACCATCAATATTGACAGCGACCCAGAATTAAGGGCAATGGATTTTCTGTCTCAAGTTATGGATGATCTGATCACCAACCACACTAACATGGGTATTGATGGCGATGTCGAGGATTCGTTTAACCGTATAACCAAATGGTTTGCGGATAAATACCACCGCGATTAATTAAAATAAACAAATCTATTGACAGCTAAACAATCACCCTGTAACCTGACCAACGTACCTTGAAATTTAACCCCACAGGTGAATAAAATGACTGAGTATATCGAGACAAGGCCGGAAGCAATCGAGGCGATTCATAAGAGCATTTCCCACTGGAATGATATTTGTGCCGGGTGCGAGAGTGACTATAGCGCCAGCGGCTGTTATCTCTGCCTTGAATATTTGGAAGTACCCCTGAGCTGGCTGCCAGAATCATTATTCAGGTGCTTCGGCTGTCCAGTCAAGAAGTCGGGGAACAATTGTTATAATAAAAAATCTACTTGGGCAAAGTATCGAAACGTGGCCTCGTATCATGGATATTGCGAGCATAGTTCAGCCAACGAAGCAGAAGCCATGCTAGAAGCCCTGGTAATGCTTCTCCCAGAATCAGAACGCGTTGTCTACGGTGGATAACATGCCAACCAAATCAATGAACATGATCAATCACCGCCCAACCTTTAATCTTCTGGCCGCTATAATCAACTCAGCCGTCAAAGACTTTAACGTGGGCGGTAAGCCACAGAGACAATCGGCGGCGGCATTTTTCAGGTCAGAGCGTTGCGCCTGGATGCTAAAAGCTGTCAATGCCACAGTGAGCGATTTAGTTGAAAACCGGCTTAATGGTAATCCGTTTGATCTGGATTCACTGAAATCCAAAAAGCATAAAATGAAAGCCTATAAGCCGGGGAAAAATATTAAATGGGATGGCCGAGAGATGACCGTCGCGGAATGGGCCGGGTAGATCGGTATTGAATTAGGTGCGTTTAAAGAGCGTTTAGCCAAGAAAGGCGTTTGCGCTGAGATATTTGAGGTTTAGAGTGTATGGAGATGGTGGTGGAATTGGTAGACACAGCCGTAGGGAATCCAGTTTTAATCTGGAGCTAATTCTTTTGGCAGGGGGCGAACGAAAGATATCGTCATCCCGTGCGGGTTCGAGTCCCGCCCATCTCCTCACAATTTAATTAACACAGGAGGATTAAAAAATGAAGTACAAAAATGTAACGGTAATTGAATATTTTTTTGTTAGCTTGTGGGGAATGGTCGGAATATTAAACGGCGCAACAGGCAACAGCGTGGCTGCTGTTTTCGTAATAGTAATTCTAGTTCAATGCCTTAAAGAGCAATCGTCAGAAGACCTCATGGGGGCGCAACGCAACTATATTAAAACCCTTGAAAAACATATTGAGTTAACTAAACAGGAGGCCGACCAGCCATGCCAAGAAAACGAAGAGAAGTAATCAACGTATCAATCCACCCGGATAATTTTGATCAGGTCCACGACGTACTGGATGAGATTAAAGAACGACTGTTGCCAATTTCCGGTACGGTCTGCCGCCTGCTGCTTGAATTTGAAAAGCGCGGTTTTAAGTTTGAGAGTGAGGTGGAGTGAGCAGGTTGCATAGAATAGCTATGCTTATTTGTAATTTTGTAAACTAGGAGGTGGCATTATGGGAACCGAAAAAGATTATCCGCTGACTATTGAGATTCTTTCTGATAATCCATGTGGTGCCATGCTGGATAAAGGGCAGATTTGCAAGGCTAGATACTGGTCAGAATCCAACAGTGACTTCCTCGTTTTTGACGATGACACACCTAATGCTCCGTGGTCAATCTGCAACGAAGAAGCAAAGCTGGTGAAATAAAATGCCAATCCCCACAGGAATAAGCGGCTCCCGCGCGGCAGCAATACTGGGCCTCAGTAAATACGCCACGCCTTTCTCGGTATGGCAAGACCTCATGGAGCAACGCCACGGCGAAGGATGGAACGCCAAGCAAGGTTATGCCTATGAGCCATTTGAGGGTAACACGGCTACCGAGTTCGGCCATGCGTTTGAGGATTCGATAATCAACCTCACGGAGAAAAAGCTTGATCATGTTATTCTCGACCGGGAGGCTGTCTTCACTGACGGGGGATTTACCACCTGTCACATCGACGGAATAATCAACCGTGACAAATTGTTCGAGGGCAAACACTGTAATTTCCGTGTCTTCGGACTTGATTGGGGGGAGCCTGGAACTGACCGGGTACCGACCGCGATACAATGTCAAGTGCAGCACAACTTAATGCTGACCGGTCTGGAATCTGCCGTGGTGTCTGTCCTGGTAATACCGAAAACAGTTCAGGATTTCGAGGCTGAAGGCTGGCAAGCCCACTACGACACCCTCAACGGCGTTCACTTCCTGAAAAATCACGAGACAGACCAGATCATCGACCCCCTGACATGGGCCAAGACGTTCGCAGAAATCGGAAATTTTCATGTTTACAAGATCGAGGCAAGGCCGGATACCCAGAAATTATTAAAAGAAATGTATTCAGATTTTTGGAGTCGGTATATTATCGGCGACGAGGTGCCTGATGCTGTTGATTATGACGATATTAAAAGTCAGTTTACCGCTCCGAAGGGGGAATTAGTAGTCACGGATAGCATTAAAGAAATGATTTCTGAATATTCTGGAATCGGTAAGGAAATAGGGGCCAGCGGACATTTAAAGAAACGCCAGAATTTTCTCAAAACTCAGATATTGAAATACGCCAAAGACGAAACAACAATCATTGACGATGACAGCCAAGAAAGAATAATATTTCTTGATAATTCAGGTAAACGGCTTGGCACATTTAATGGCGCAACCTTCCGTGCCAGAAAATAAACATTTGACATTATAATGTCATTCAATTAAGGTATAGATTAATGGTTAGAACACAGATTTACATCACAGAAGAACAACACAGGGAATTAAAAAGGATTTATGCCGAAACAGGGCAAAGAATTACCGAGAGTATCCGTCAAGCAGTTGCCGCTTATCTGGCTGGCCGGGAAGAAATGCTCAAAGTGCAAAAAGACAAAACCCTCTAATGATTTCCATCGCAACAAAACGACCAAAACCGGACTGCATTCGCAGTGCAAAGAATGTACATCAAAAGCCACAAAAGTATATCGCGGCAAGCATGTGGAGAGAATCAAGAAGGCAAGGGACGAAAACAGATGGAAGTACGCCGGAAGATATAAGGAAACAATAAAGAAGTGGAGAAAGAAAAACAAGAAGGAACTGGCCGAGAAGAAAAAAATATACTTTCAGGAAAACAAAGAAATTCTCGGAGAAAAACATAAGATTTATGTCAGAAAAAACAGGGAAGTAATCGCAGAAAAGCAGAAGGAATGGTCAGAAAAAAACCGAGACAAATTAAACGAATGGAACAGGAAATATGTTAAGGAAAGAGTTAAATCTGACCCAAACTTTAAAGTTTCAAAGAGAATAAGGTCAAGAATTTCAAATTCAATAAAAAGACAGAAGTCAACAAAAACAACAATTGCCACTGAATTATTAGGTTGTTCTATGGATGAATGCAGACACCATCTCGAAAAACAATTTACCGCAGGCATGACATGGGATAACCACGGCAAACACGGCTGGCACATTGACCACATAAAACCTTGCGCTTCGTTTGACTTGACTGATATAGAGCAACAAAAACAATGCTTCCACTACACCAATTTGCAGCCGTTATGGGCTGAAGATAACTTGAAGAAAGGTTGTAATTATTAACCCCCCACAGGGAGAATTAAAAATGGCTAAAGGTATTGCAATATTTTTTGGATTCATCATCGCTTATGTGATCGGTATTCTTGTAATGATCCACGGGTGGGGATTGGAACCTCAAAGTTGGTGGATCATTATCGGTGGCGGTGTTTTTATAAAACTGATTGTCGAAACAATGACCGCTATTGCCAAGGAAAGCAAATAAACCACCAACCCACAGGGAGAAAAACCATGACCCCAACAGAACAGCAGATTCGTAATGTCAGGGAGAGGGAGAGACTTAATAAACATATTGTATGTTTATGGCTTCAGATTTCGGAAAAATCTGTTGAGTTTTTGACAGATTCGGACGCCGCAGTCTTTCAGGTGATCTCTGCCCACCCAGCAATTCAGAGCAAACTTAATACCGAGGAAACCAAACCATGACACAGAAATCACTCGCAGTAATAGAAAAATCAGCAGCCGACTTTTTAACCGGCCTCAAGGCAACTCTGCCGACATATGCAATCAGGGAATATCGGCCTGAGACTTTCGTAAAATCGGCCATGATCGCCATTGTCAGTAACGACAAACTGCAAGAGTGCCTAACTAGCAATGAAGGTAAGGCCAGCCTGATTAACGCTATGAGGATGGCGGCGGGCAACGGCTTGAGCTTGAACCCCCAAGAGGGTAAAGCGGCACTGATCCCGTACAGTAAGAAAGTCGGCCAGAATAAATGGGTACAGACGGCGCAATATCAAGTGATGAAGAACGGCCTGATCGAGTTGGCCCTTGAATCCGGTAAAGTCGAATTTATCACCGCCGATACCGTCCGGGCTGGCGATAATTTCACCTTAACCAAAACCATGAACGGCGATGAATACTTTTTCAGTCCTGCCCGTGTTGACCGTGGCGAGATTGACGGATTCTTTGCAGCCGTGAAGATGAAAGACGGCACTTGTCACACGGTTTACATGGCAAACGATCAGTCCTTGGAGCATAGAGAAAGGTTCAGCAAGAAAACAGCCATGCCGGTCGAGGGTTATGGCCAGAAGACGGCACTGAAACGGTTACTGAATAACCTGCATATCAGCCCTGAATTGTCACAGGCGGTTGGGTCAGATAATATCCAAGAGGCTGAATTGCTTGATTATCCTGCCGAGAGTGGAACCGGAGCCGAAGACCTCGAAGCGGCGTTGAATGATCAGAAAGAATCCGGTCAGGCTGAAGAAGAAGCCCCGCCAGCGGAAGACAAGACCACCAGCCAGCCCGCCAAGACTGAAAATAAAGACTCGGTGATATGATCATGAAAGAATATTATGTGGTTGGTGAGTACATCGAAAAGACAAAGGCTGGCGGTGTGTCATGGGAGATTGCTGGGGTATTCGACAACCAAGACGGTGCGGAGGCCGCTTGCATTAATGATAATTATTTTGTCGGACCTGTCCCTTTAAATAAGCCACTACCAACAGAGAGAACTATCTGGCCCGGCGTTTATTACCCTAATCTTCAGGAGCGGCCATGATCACAATAATATCATTCATAGCAGGCTTCCTCCTGGCAACCGTGCTTTTCTGGTATATCAACCACAAACAACGCCAAGCATGGCAATCTGAATACCGGCGGCTGATGGGTGGGATAAAAAAGGCGAAAACAGACGTTCTTAATATAAACGTCACGCGGGCAGTAATTTCTAACCGGCTGAGCAAGATTTACTTCAATGAACCAAACTGGCCGAGGTCATAACCATGTCAGGTAAATCAGAAAAAAAATTAAGAAGAGCCGTCCGTAAAGAAGCCGCGCCGATCAAAGTCCAGGCATTACAGGAATTTTTCGATTATGCCACGGGCCAGCGGTTTCGTAAGCGGGTAGCGTTCTGTTTTAAAATTATTTTTAAGAGGTTGTGAGATATGAAGCGCGACCATGAAGTAAAATACGAATATGGGGTATTTAGCCATTGCGGCCTTACATGGCAGCAATGCTGTAAATGTAAAAAGGATTTCAGGTGGGAAAAAGGTTTCAGTTTTTTAGCTGGCCCTTTTCATGGTGGTATTGGCAAATGGTATTATTTGTGTAGCAATTGCGCTCCAAACCTAAAGACTGCTAACTATTTGGCCGTTAATAAGTGTTACATTCCAGAAAGGCCACCGGCTCCACCGCCACCGCCACCGAAGAAAAAATAATTAATTTCTGTTACCCTGTTTTTTCACCGCCGATTTTTAACCCCGCTCTCAACAGGACACCTACGCCTTGATCAACGCAGACGACATAAAAAACGCGGTCGATATTGTAGATATTATAGGCAAATTCGTCGAGCTTAAACAGGAGGGCAGCGGATTTAAAGGCTGCTGCCCGTTCCATGACGAAAAAACAGGCTCATTTAATGTCATGCCAGACCGGCAGCGTTATTTCTGCCACGGTTGCCAAGAGCAGGGCGACGTTATAGCGTTTATCATGCTACATAAATCCCTTGACTTCACAGCCGCTTGTGAATTTCTCGGCGGCGATATTAAACCGGATCAGCCACCGCCACCCAGACCCAAGGCGAAGAAGAAAAAACACGCCAAGCCGGTGCCGCTCAGTTATGAAGATGCAAAGAACCACTATACAAAAGACATCATGCAGGATCGGGCTGACTTCATCTTTAAAGACACCCCCAAACAATTCAAACAGGCATGGGCATACAAAAACGCCGACGGCATGGTGGAGCTTGTTGACGTTCGTTTCGAGGATGAAAAAGGCAAAAAACAAGTGTTGTCGATGTACTGGAACGGCAACACCATTAAGCTGGCCGGTTATCCGATCCTGTTGTTCAACCGTGACCTGCTGGCCGCGCACCCAGAAAAACCTGTATTAATTGTCGAGGGTGCTAAGACCGCAGAGGCCGGGGCCGCATTAACTGAATTTGTGGTAGTGACTTGGAACGGTGGCGGGGCAAAGGCAAAGGACGTTGACTGGTCTGTATTGAAAAATCGTGAAGTATTCATATTCCCTGACGACGATCAGAAAAAATACGTCGATAGCCACCCCCGCGCCGGTCAGTTGTTGCCGAACATTGAGCAGCCTGGAATTAAAACAGCCGCCTCGATTAAGAAGAAGCTACCACATGCCAAGATTGTCAAGCCGGTGGTTGATGCCCGGAAGGTTAAACCGTCCGGGGCCGATCTGGTTGAGGTTTTGGAGGTATTAACGCCGGAGCAGACCACGGCCCATATTCTTGACACGAAAGGCGATAAACCCGCACCAACTTCTAGTGATTCAACCACATCAACCTCTAGTGATCCAACTCCACCCCCCCCGTCAGCATGGCCCTTCCAAGTTCTTGGCGTGGCAGACGACGCCAAGGCTTACTTCATCGGCCAAAACGACCGCCTCTATGCCCTCAATCCCCTATCATTCACGAAAGCCCAACTTTACAACCTGACCAATATAGAATGGTGGCGCGAGGCTTACGGCTACACCGGCAAGGACTGGGAAACCGCCATGAGCGATCTGGTCCAGTCCTCAAATATAGCCGACTTCGATCCAGAACGAATGCGAGGCCGTGGCGCATGGCGTGAACCAGACGGGAGAATCTGCTACCACGACGGCAAGACCACGACAGGGGAGTGGGACAAGGATAGAATATTTGTCAGAAGGCCGTTTAAGAAAATGGGTCTTGCCTCTCCACCGGCTACATATAAGCAAAGGGAAACGATAAGAAAGGCTGCGAAGGATTTAAACTTTGAAACGTTGACAGATATGGTCAGGGTTTTGGGCTGGGCCGTTCTTGCTCCCTTCGCCGGAGCGTTGCCATGGCGACCGTCTATCCTGCTTACCGCTGCCTCTGGGTCTGGCAAATCTGCCATTGTTAATGTTCTAATTAATAAAATTTCCCGATCCCTAATGGCATCAGGAGAGATCTCTACTCCAGTCGGGGTCAGGCAACATGTAGGCATTGACAGCATGTCGGTGATAATCGAAGAGGCAGAAGATAACAGGGATGAATACTTCGCATTAATGAGGCAGTCAACGACAGACGACACGCCTGATGCTCTAAAGGGGACGATGGACGGCAAGGGTGTGAAGTTTAAGCTCAGAAGTATGTTTATGTTCGTTTCGATAGATCCCACCATAAACAAAGAAGGTGACGAAAACCGCATATTCATGGTGGGATTAGTCAAAGGAAAGCACAACGCTAAACAGTGGGCAGTGGTAGAAAAAAACATGATTGATGCCATGCCTGAAAAAGTCTGTAACGGAGTCAGGAGCTTTGTCTGGAAAAACCTCAAGGCCATACTTAGTTTAGCCGAAAAGTTAAATTTTACGGTGCAAATAGCCGCCAAGACAGATACACGAACAGCTTATGCCGATTCACTTATCATAGCCGCCTATTTAGTGGTTTTTAGAGATGAGTTGAACCCGTCAGATAAGTACATGGGAAAATTCCTTTCTGAATATTACGGGGAAAGTCCTGCTGGGCCACGCCGCAACGAGAACGAGGAGATGCTTGACATTCTACTTGATTCCATAGTCAAGGGTGACAGCGGCCACAATTACACGATCCGCGAGGTGCTGGGGGCCATTGAGACAGGGAAAGTGTGGAGCAATGAGGATGATATGGAGGCCACAGACCGCGAAGAACACGAGATGCCGACCACATACGCCCGTCGCTTGGCAGGGATGTACGGCATGGGATTATCACCAGACGGCGATATCGCAATAGCTAAAAATCATCAGGAGGTTATGAAAATGCTTGGTAAGGGCAAAGGGTATCAGTTGCAGCTAATGAGGCACCCGCGATTGGTTGAGCGTGGCAAGAATGTTAATCTTGGTAGTGCTTGCGGTGTTAAAAATTGTGTTGTTATTGGGTGGGAACGTGATCAAGATTAACACCGTCCACCACATGGACAACAGGGAAGGGATGGCCGCATTGCCTGAAAAGTGCGCCAGCCTGATAATTGCAGATCCTCCATATTTTGAGGTAAAGGGGGAATTTGATTTTGTCTGGAAATCCTTTGATGAATACCTAGAATTTATGGAAGAACAGGCCAAGGCATACAAGAGGATACTTGCCGAGAATGGAACTCTTTATGTTTACGGAGCGAGTAAGAGAATTGCCTATGTGCAAGTTATTTTTGATAAGTATTTTGGGCTTGTGAACAGTTTAGTTTGGGAAAAGGCAGAACGTGACGGGCTATTTGGATCAACTGGCAGTGAACAGCTAAGAAGTTTCCCAAATAGCACTGAGCGGCTATTAATGTACCATCGACAAACTGACACCGAAACACCTATAGGGCATTATATTGAGGGTATAAGGGAGCGGGCTTGTTTGACTAGAAATGATATCGACGTTGCGTTGGGGTATGTGCGGACTAAAAACCCCAAAAGAGGAACAGAACTTTGCAGAAGATGGGAAGAGGGTTCAAGTATTCCGACAGAAAAAGACTTTGTGTCAGTAGTTGAATTATGCGGCGGTGGAAACGCTAACCTTGGGGAGTTACGGCGGGAATACGAAGGGTTAAGGCGACCGTTCAAAAATTACACAAAAAGCACCGAGGTCTTGAAATTTAGGTTTGTACCATCCGACCACGACCACGACACGGTAAAGCCTGATTCAATTAGCAACTGCCTTGTAATAACCAGCAGCCGCAAGGGTGACTTGGTGGTGGTTCCTTTCGCCGGTAGCGGCTCGGAGTGCGTAGCAGCCAAGAAGAAAGGCCGTGATTTTATCGGCTTTGAAACTACGCTAAAATATGTAGAAATGGCAAACGAGCGAGTAAGGAAAGAAACAGCACAAAGGGAACTATTCTAATGGCACAAAACACAGAAATACACGTCAAAAGCAGCCATATTTATATAACAATTACAATCTTGATTTTACTATTGGCCGCATCGTTCAGCCTCGGAGTAGCTTGGGGAAAAATAAACTCAAGATTCCAGTACCACGAGTTGCCGCTTAAATCAGGTGGGATCGCATTAATAGTGCCGGATAAATGGCAGGTAGTGACTGAATGGGATAAGCACGGACGGCCTTATATCAAGCCTACTGATATGTACTAGGCCGTCCGTGGGTTGTTAATAAGGAACATCAAAGCCACTAGGGTCGCACTCCATGCACATTCTAGCCATGCCAATAGCGCCAACAGTTTTCTTACAACCACCGCAGACATAACCGAACTTGCCTTCCTTCCCGCTTCTCTCCATGCCTATCTCACGGTACGCATTAACAATCGCCGCCGGGTGGTCCTCCAAAATCTTATAATAAATATCGGTGATCAGCCCCCGATTGCCCCGGCATGATCTGGTTATTGCAATCGCTTTTTTGTGGTTTGTTGTGTCGCTCATTTTATGGTCTCCCCCAGACATCAATACATTTATTGAGAAAATCCCTTAATTGCTCGGCTTCCTCACGGTTAATGCACCCGCCATACCTTTTGCCGTCCTGATACCATACAGTGCATATCTCTACGCCTGATTCCTCCATGTCTCCGGTCATCCAACCTTCTGAAAATTTAATTGGCTCACTCCCTCGGACATCAAACTCGATAGATAATTTTTCTGTGTCGCTCATAACTTCCTCCTTAAATTAGTTAATCGGAACTTGACAGGCCCAAGCCATGAGAAGCAAAACATAAAGACACCCGAAAATAGCTAGCACGCACAGGCCGGTAATGATGTTCTCCCTTTTCTCTTCTTTCTTCGTCATGGCAAAACCCCTTGTCGTCATATTTAAAAACCAAATTGTTAAAAATAGCATATACATTAAAAAAAGGTTTGTAAATGTTTTTTTGTGTGGTAGTGTTTATTTAACATTAAAAAATAATGAGGAGAAAAGCCATGAGCAACGAACAGAAGATTAGGGAAATTATTGCCGATACATTGTGTGTCGATTTAGAGGAGGTTATCGCCTCAGCCAATCTTGTCGATGACCTCGGGGCCGATTCTCTTGATCTGGTCGAATTGATTATGGGCTTTGAAGAGGCTTTCGACATCGAGATTGCCGATGAAGTTGCCGAGAAAATCACCAATGTCGCCGAGATTGTCAATCACATCAACGAACTCACGGAGAATATTTAACATGCCAAACAAACCAGGGTTAGAACAAAGGTCAATCGGTCTGGCCGATGCAACGTGGAAATGGCTTGAAAAGACTGCCAAAGAGGAAACAAGGTCGGTTGTCCAGCAGATCAGGCACTTGCTTGAAAAAATCAGGCGTGAAACGGAGGGGAAGAAATGAAAGATGACGAATATGAAATCGCAATAGACGCAAGTTGGCGGGATTATAGTTCAGACCCCTTGGATGATATCGCGGCAATGGCTGAAACGGTAAGGCAAGAAAGCGGGATTATGCCAGATACAATTTTATGCAACCTGAAGACCTATGCCTATTTGGTGCTAGGTCGTTTTCTCGTGGAGATACAATGCGGCTTGATTGCTGTGTATAGATACCAACTCCCCCGCTCAACCTTCAAGCAACACTGGAACGACTGTTTCGGGTGGGCGGTATGCTGGTAATAGCAATAAAACTGACAGCCATATCACTGGCAGTCTGGGCCATTACTGTCTATCTAATAAAAAAATTCTTCTGAGGATCTGCCAATGTCCGATCAAGACAGAATCAAACGCCTTGAAGCTGAAAACGAACGCCTACGAATAGGAATAAAAACAGCAACTTCTGCCCTCTGGTCGTGGATATATTCAAGGAAACAACGCCATATAGCCGATATTTACGACGACCTCAAGGCTCTGCTCTATACCGGTGGCTGTGATGGCTGAAAAATATACCGCTGATTATTCATTATTAAGGGAATGCTGGTGCGTGTTTGAGAGGATTACCGCATCAATAAGGGTTGTCTTTCAACAATGCCCATACAAGAAAGCTGCCGAAAAATTAGCTGAGAGGCTGAACCGCGAGGTTGAGAATGAATAGCCGCGCCCACATCAACACCAAAAAAATCAAGGGCATAATCGCCGCCAATATCCACCAGGGCGAACAGGTCTGCGCCGATAAAATAAACCAAGGCGGTTTTTCACCTCCAGGATACGCCAGGGAATGGGGGCCGGAACATATCAAGCCGATGATGGCCGGAGAAATATCATTAAAGCGACCGCCCAAGATTGAAAAGATTGTGATTTCAGCGGCGATACTGCGCGATGTTTACGATATTATTTTCCGTAATTCTGTGACCAATTCCGAGTTTGTCAGGACCGCGATAATGGAGAAAATTGAGAGGGAGGGGTTAAGATGAAAAATAAATGCAACTGCGGAAAATCAGGAGGATACCACGATGTATCTTGTGAAATCCATAAGGGGTTCGTGCCTGACGAGGGGAAGTGCCAGAATGAATTGATTGAGTGGAGAGAAAGCAAGGGACATGACACTTCTTGGGGATATGTTGCTGACAGGTGCGTTTTCACTATCACCAAGCCCTACACTTACGCAGATAACCACAATATTTATTGGGGGTTGGGTAATCCTGGGCACAATCAAGAATCAACTGTTTATTCATCCCTTGAAGCCGCCAAAACCAAAGCTGGGCAACTTTTCACCGAGTGGCTAGCTAAAGCAAAGCTGACACCGGAGCCGGTGCATTGTCCAGATTGCCAAGACAGTGGCGAAATATGGGTAAAGGATTGCACGGTTGAAGACGGGAGTAATATGCGATTTGACGGGGACTGCCCATGCACCAAAAATCCAGCATCATTTTACTCACTAAAACAACGTATGGTGAGGCTAAAATGATAACCACCCCAGGAAAATACAAGATTAAATTATGCGAAGGAGCCAAGCCAGTGACCGCCAACGTGATTGATCAAGACGGCCAGCTGGGTATCTGGTTCAGCATATCAAGAATATTCACGCCCTTGACTGATTTTAAGGGGTTAACGGTTGTTGAGAAATTGGAGGGATAGGAGATGGCAGATAAATTTGAGATACGTTTCATGGTAGACGAGGACATCAATACAATTGAAGACATGGCATTATTAAAATCTGCGATGGACAAAGCGACTGATGCTTGTGATTGCGGGGCCAAAGGAGTTGTAATTTGCCAGATATTTACAAATGAATATGGGATGGCTTGCGTTGAAGGCAAGTTTGTGAACCACGATATTGCTAGTAAAATTGTTAAACTAACTAAGGCGGCTAAATAAATGCCCCTAAGAGAATACCAATCAAACCTACTGCAAGCCGTCAGGGAATTACTCGTTAAATTCGACGCGGTAATGATGCAGCTCGCGACCGGCGGCGGCAAGACATGGATTTTCTCGGTTATGACCGCTCTTGCCTTGGAGAAAAATAACCCTGTCTGGATCGTGGTCCCGAGGAATGAGCTATTAATGCAGTCCAGCGATCAACTGCGGTCAGTGGGAGTCCCGCACGGCATTATCTCCGCCAAGTCGAACGAATCACGGGCTTTTAATGTCCACGTCGTCAGTAAAGACACGCTAATGCGCCGCATCAAGGCCGGGAAGATAAAGAATTTTCCCAAACTCATTATCATCGACGAGGCCCACCTTGCCCTTGACCAGCAGTTATTCATCAAGGAAAACGCGCCGGACGGCACAAAGTTTATCGGGGTCACGGCCACACCCGAAAAATTAGACGGTCGCGGATTATCTGAGATGTATCAAGGCATATCTTACGGCCCATCTCCCCGCGAATTAGTTGAGTTGGGGTACCTGACAGACGTTCGTTATTTCTGCCCCCCTGGATTCGATTTTAAGCAGCTATCGTCAAAAGATTTCTCCGGCACCGAGGTTAAAAATGACGTGCTTGACCAGATCCTCAAGGCTAGACAGATTTACGGCAACGCGATTTCGCATTACACGCAATACGGCCAAGGAAAATCAACGATAGTTTTCTGTAGGTCGGTTAAGGCAGCAGAGGAAACGGCCCAAAGGTTCAGGGATTCAGGATATAATTTTGAATCAATCGACGGGAAAATGACGGACAAGACCAGAAAGGCGTTAATTGAAGGTTTAAAGACCGGACGTGTTCAGGGGTTAACGTCTTGTGAATTGATTTGCTATGGCCTCGACGCGCCCCGTGTTGAGTGTATTATCATGCTACGGCCAACACTGTCACGTACTTTATTTTTTCAGATGGTGGGCAGGGGCTTGCGTCCGTATCTATTCCCAGATGGATCAGTTAAGGAACATTGCGTTATTTTAGATCACGTTTGCAACCTAAAACAGCATGGCCATCCGTTCGAGCCATACCAGTGGAAATTCCATGGTAAAGATAAACGAGGCCGCGAGAAGGGTGAGGCGGTTGCAAGTCTGAAAATTTGCCCGGAGTGCTTCATGTATTATATGGGTTCGGTTTGCACCAATTGTGGCACTGAGCGCGGCGCCAAGCCAACGAAACGCTACGAAGAAATAGACGGTAGGCTAATCGAAGTAAAAGGCCCGATTAAATTTTTCGACCGTGAGGCAAGTGAAAAACGCCAGATTCAAGAGAAAATCGACGGGCTGATATCAAAATTAAGAATTGAAATGACAGACTCAGGGCTGGCAGAATTATTAAAACAGGCAGAGGAGCGGGGTTGGAACGCCATGAAGATATACTGGGAATTATCAGCCGGTATGATGGCGGTTAATGTTCCGTTGCTTCACGCGATACGCCGGATCAGGGAATATAAAAAGGGTTGGGTCTGGATGCAGACTAATACTATTGAGAAACGGTTAGGGAGGTAGATGCGATGGAAACAAAATTTATTGATGGCAAGGTTCTGAGGTGTTTTGAGGTTAGCGACGAACCTATCACGAACGAAGAATATTTTAAACATGATTTCGAGCAGATCATTAGGCACTATGCAATGATACTTGATGTTGAGGAAATGAAAGAATTTTCTGAAACTGTGATTAATTCACATTTTTAACCCCTAATAACCCGAAAAACCCCACCCATTTTCTCAAATAAAGCCTTCATCTTCTTCTGCGCTGGCCTCAAGGTATCTTTCCCGGCCTTGACTTCTTCCATGCAGAAAACGGGGATTTTCTGGCCCACCATGTCGGCGGTGATGGTGACTGTCTCCCAACCGCACAGATCGGGCCATCCAGGGGGGGCCATAAATACAGGCTGCGGGTTTTTAAGAATAAGCATGTCTCCGGTATGCTTAACCACCTGACCCTGCCAGCCACGACCGGCATTGATTTTAAACAGCCGTTTATTCGGTGGCAGATTGGAAAGGATACGATTTTCTATTTCTCTGGCTGCTTTACCCATTTCGGGATTGTAACACAAACAAGGAGAATTATCATGACCGAGACTATTTTTTGGATTTTTATGGCACTGCTACTCCCTTCAATATGGATAATTTGCCACGTTATACGCTATTTTGGATGGAGGGGACACGACAGAGAGTTTGACACCGAATATAGATTTAATATGGGGCATGAAGGGCAGGGGTGGATTTGGCAAAAACCGAATTGGCTGATATTTTTATTGAAGCTGATTGATTAAAATTAATTAAAATATAAGTTGACTTTTGTTTATCGTTGTGTAATTATTGAGGTGTAATTTAAATACTAACCACCGCAGGGAGGAATTGAGGATGAAAATCAGCGAAAAAGATATTGATAGATTCAAGGAGATAATTGGCCCAGTGTGCAAAAAGCTTGACATTAACCAAGAAGAAATAAACGCGCTGGCTCTGGTCTTGAAAGAGAGTTTAGTCGGCAACCCCCAAAAAATCCAAGGCTACACCGCCGAGCAATGGCAGGAGATTATTGATGGTGGGTACTTGTGTGAGTTTTCTATGGTCCCGCTTGGTATTGGTGGTCATACAAGAATAGGGGAGTTGTGTGTCCTCCACCATGCTGATGGTAAATTATGGTGGGCCAGCAAGAGAGATTCGAACCAGTGGTCACACTGCCGCCCAGCCCAATTAAAAGGCGTTATGCGGCCTATTTTTGTGGAGCCGGTTGATAAGGAGACTGCGCATTGCATGTTTTTCAATAAAGAAAGTTCGGTATTCAATCAAGCATGGGTATGGTGGAGAGAAAGAGAGGAATATCAACTAGCAACCAAATACATCGAGGTATAAAACCATGAAAACCGCACTCAACATCTTTCTCATCATCGCACTATTTTTATTCACGGCCTGCGGAGGAGGCGGATCAACCGTAATATTACCACCAACCGCGCCACCACCAGAACCGGACCCAACCCCGGAAACCAGCCGGACAATTTTCGTCTATGATAACCAAGCCCCTGAAATCGGCACCTCAGACGGAGAATTTTACTATGAACTCGCTCAAGAGAAAGCAGCAAACGCCCGGAGCGGGTTTATCTCAATCGGAGATATTCTCCACGGCATTGACGACACAGGCGAATCAATTATCAGCCAACGCCTGCCGACAGCACCAAATAAAATAGCCATCTCAGGCCAAGATATATGGTGTTTCAAAAATATTCACGATGCCATGTCGGGCCGTGATTATACCGAAATATGGCTCAATAATTCACAGTATGGCAACTGGACGGACAACCGATACACCGTGGCCGAGGCGATTGTGACAGATTCAGGCGACATTATCGTGCTTGATACCGGCGGTAAATACCGGAACATCCTTGAACCGGCGATGGTGGTTAATTATGCGGGGCATGGTGGGATATTGATCCACTCGATCGACGTTGCAACCCACAGGGCTAATATCGACGACACCCGCGTAGCATTTTCAACTAATTATTTTTTCGGTGCCAAGCAATGGGTTGAAGCTGACGGGGTTTACTACTCATGGAATGGCTACACATGGGATGGCACCACGTTAACCGAACGTGCCACGATCATGCACGAATTTGTCACTTCATGGTGGGCAGACCGGCCCGTGCTGGTTCCGGTTGGTTCAAGAATTGAGCATGGCGAGGCCGTCACGTATTGGATTGAGTGTAACACCGGCTGGATGTACCGCCATACTCCTTCTATTGATAGCCTTGAGGTGGTCGCCAGGTTGTATCAAGGTAGTGGTGACCGGTCGGACGGATTGGCCGCTAGGGGTGAAATAAAGCCTGTGCTGGTTAGCGGATATGATGGTGATAATTTGTATTTCGGCTGGGACGGCACGATCTGGAAGTATAATTTTAATGATGCGCTGGTGAGTAGTTTCGCGGCTGGCGTTGAGATTTGGAAATTGTAGGGCATGTCAAGCCCCCGAACCAATCAAGGCAAGGGGGCTATTTAATTAAATCCCTTCCACATCAATAATCGCCTTAAGCCCAACCTCATCACTGCAAGCGTCAATAGCAACCTGGATGTCGTCATATTTGCCACGAATAACCGCTCTGGCAGTCTCAGCGGCGGCATTATCGGCACCGGGTATCTGCCTCATAATAACATCGTCATGCGGGGCAAACTCAAGGCCACGAGCAACACGTCTGCGGTCATGTGTAATTTCTTTGCACTTTGTTATATCAAATCCGATCTTTTTTACCTTGTCGAATTTCCAGCCGTTGCGAAATGTCCGATCAGCCGGTATCTTATTAACCGAGACAATCTCAGCCGTCAATCCCTTCGGCACGTCTTTTTTCACAACATCTTCGATTGAAATCTCACCGGTTGGGATAATGATCCCGATGCTGCCGTCTGTATTTTTTACAATTATTCTTTGGTTCATGGTTTCTCCCTTATCTAAATATTGCAGAGTAGCACCCGGTTAAATCGGTTGCGGTTGTGTTGAGAACGTATCTTACCCTGTAGTCGCTGTCCGATACGGATATAACCTCGATGGTGGTATTTTGCAGGGTTGCCCCGAAATTACCCCCGGCCACCACACACCCTGACCCGTCAACCATGCTTTCTGTTAAATTAACAGTGTAATCACCGGTGTCATTGTCTGTAATGCTTGACACATTGAAAGAACCATTGATAGACGGGGTGCCTGTTCCGTCAAAACTAATCCATGCTTTCGCCGTATTAATCGCATTCTTAGGCCCGATATCAACATTGCCACCCATGCCCTGAATAGTGCTTGGATTTGTTGCCCACGCTCCGGCAGTCGCCTGCGTTGACTCAATAAATCCGACAACCTTAAACGGCACATTTGTTCTAACTGTGGTGGAATAAATTACATTGGCTGCATCAGCAGCACCGGCCCCGCCCTCGGCAACGGTTGTGATTCTGGTCGTTTCATCAAGGTTATTGCCGCCAGCGAGATTTACAACTGCAAGCTCTACTGTCCCGGCATTATCAATGGCAAGAACGGCTATGCGGCTCTGGATACCGTTGACAGTCCCAAGCGTTGACCCTGAAGATACGACCACGTTAATAGCGGCAGTCAATATCCTGTTGTTAACGTCACCACTGCCGAGAGTAGCCGACCTGAAATCCAGATAAGTAGGATTAAGAGTGACGGTCATGGCGTTTGCGGCAAGAGAGGCATCAATGGGTTGAATTTTCTCGCCACCGATTAATCTTTTCAACCCTATCACTATATCGCTAAGACCAGGACCCGCCAACTCGGTGCTTCCGCTAGGGGTTACGCCTGTTTCGTCAAGGAGGGCTTGCATCCACCCCAACTCTTCATTGATGCCCTCTGCGATGTATTCAAATCCGTCCGTCGCGCTCGGCCCAGAAGCATCGACTGCTAACGTATCAGGGAAAACCCCCGACGTATTTACATGTGAATTTTCAAATTTTTTCATCGTTGCACCTCGTTTTATTTCTTACCATGAATTATACAAAATTAATTATCAACCCAGCCCATGAGTGAATGGGCTTATATTTTAAAATTATACGCTTAAATGCTTGCTCCTGAATCAACGGTACATCGGCCAGCTGTATTTCCGTTAGCGCCCCTGATCCATCACGGGTAGCATCGCCACCAACAAAAAACACAAGAGGCCAATCGCCTGGATCAGTCGGGATATTGTATGTTATTTCAGTTCTTTCAAGGTCTTCATATTCACCGGCCCCGTGACTGGCTCCGGCATACAGATTGCCTGCCACCGAGGTAACTATTTTTCTGGTCGTGAAAATCTCACCATTTACCAGTAGTTCTCCTCCAACCTTACCGGCAAACGCATCTGACCGACCAGCATATGAATTAAAGCCAGCTGCCACCATCTGGAAATCTTGATCAAGAAAAATAGCGGGGTCAACGGCGGGGCTATTTGAATGAACTTGAACATCGAAGCCTGCGACATCAAGAGCGTTTTGCAGATTGTCAAGCCCGCCATTACTCGACCGATTATAAACAACTGGCGTCAACTGGTCACGCCTCTGCTGTTCCGTAAGGTCTGGATTGGTGAAAACCCCGAACTCTTTTTCAAGGTCGGCAAGAAAAGGCGTAGTGGCCGGGTTGCGAATCTCAGACAATTCCTTGAGATAAAGCCTGATTATCTCCCAATTTTCGGCTGACCCGTCAAGTAATTTATCGAGGTCTTCGGCTGGTGCTGGATTCCACGCACTACCACGAGGCCAGATCGTATCTATGACTGAGCGCATTAAATCAGACATCAATTAAACCTCATGTCAAGATCGTGCGCCCTTTGCCTCAATGGCATTATTCTTTTCATTTCTTCACGCCATGTGGTTTTTCCTTTCAGAATACGCTTAATATTCATGTTTAGGCGTGGATGAAATTCGTTTCTACGAATAATCAGATTAAACCAACACCAATCACAAGCATTTCTCCACAATTTAAGCATAAACAATCCCACCGACAGCAGCGTTTTTAGCAGTCTCGCCCTGCCCCAGCTGATACTCAGGAATTGACCCACCAGAAACAATATCAAAGGCCACGGACTGAGCCGATCCACCATTAGCCTTTAAAACATCCTGCACCACGTCTGAAACAGTCAGGTCAGTAATCAGGTCGTTTCTCTCAATCGGAGCGTCAATGCCGTCAACAAATGGCCTCAATCCCCTGAAATAAGATACTATCTGCGTATCAATTTCATCCTTGACGGCGGTTTCGATTGAGGCATCAACGGTCAGACCGGTAATCCTTACAAAAAACTCTGTGCGAGTGATTGGCTCGACAAATAAAGTATCATCGGTCAGGCCCAGCGGTTGACGTGACAGGCCGGTATCAGGATCGGTTGTGATTGAATCACGGACATCATCAAGCAAGCTCTGCGGCGGTATTCCATCAGGGTCGATTGCCACGGTAGATTCAACGTAAACAGTGCGCTCCGGCGGCGAACCTGAACCGGCAGGATCACCGGCATACGGATAAGCCCTTGCAACCCCTGCAACTTCTTGGCTCCAGTTACGATAATCAGCGGCATTACCACCACCACCGGGAGCGCGGATAACATCAAGGATACGTGTTCGCCAATCCTCAAGGTTTTCTTGATCGGCTCCGGTTGTCTGTGTTGCCGTGACGGTTGCGACTGTCTCTGCCCCTGCAACTTGGGTGTCAATCGTCAGCGTGTCTTGTGCCGGAATCAGGTCGCCAGTCGTCCCGGCATCTTGCGCGGTGAGTGATAATGTGGCAATGCCGCCGGTTGTCGTTGCGGATGAATCGAGGCTATATCTGACCCCGTTTGAATCACCTACAAAGGTTCGCGTGGCTGGAATAACGGTTGGGTCAGTGCCGGGAAGCTCTGCGGTTAGAACAGCGGCAACGGCTGATTTACGGGGTACACCGTATTCATTGCCAAGATCGGTTAAGCCTTCTTCGTCTGCGGTGGTGGCTAGATTCTGTTTTGCTTTGAAGATGCCATATTTATAGAGTGATGTGAACAGAATGGCCTCTTCGGCTGACACGACCTTGAGGAAGGCTTTATCGTTAAGCGGTGAGGTCTGATTAAGCTGGGCCTCGAAACGGGCTAGATTCTGCTCAAATATGTCTATTGTTGGAGGTATGTTCATTTAATTATTCCTTGATAAAGACTATGGCACACCCAACAATGAGCAGCACCCAGAAAATACATCCTGTCCAGTAAAATATATCGTGGATTATCGCCATCAACTCAACCTCTCGCTTGCCGGATCAACAGCCTGACTAATCCAGTTCTGCCCGTTACTTATCAGCAATATCTCTACTTCACTGCCTCCGGGCGGTTCGATTAAAATTCTAACCTCAGTTCGCCATGATTCAGGATTACTCGCCACGGCGGTTACGGTTCCGAAAATGTCAGCTTTTAAAGCGGCCACGGCGGTCTGTTCGATTCTGGATAAACTTGATAGCGTAATCGGCCCACGGGCTAATTTTTCAAAGTCTGAGCCGATTTGTGACTGTGGTTTTAATAGATGATTCCCCGGCCAGCCTTTCTCTGTGAATAGGGAAATCAGGGCTTGATTGTGTACGCCTGCATCCATAGCAGGCTGGCCCCCTGTAAATACGAGGGTCGCGCCATTCTCAGTTATTTTTATGGCTGGGTCGCCTTGGAAGATGTCCATTAATTAAACGCCTCATAGTCCCACGCATAATGCAAGGCTTTAGTCATGTCATCATCGGTATGCGAATCTATTTCCTTCCGTAAATCTTCAACAGAAAGCGCATTTAGTTCTTGAAATACCTTCTCAATGGCTTCATTTAATCTGGTCTTATAATCACTCATGGCAACAACACCGTATCAACTTTAGCCCCGGAAATATCCAAACCCAACGGAGCATTAGAAGGCGTTCCGGTGCTACCGGAAACCGGATCAGGGTGAGTGTGAGCGTCATATTTGCTATTCAAACTTGTCACCATGCTCTCCAAATTCGTAAACCTCACAGCAAAATCAGCATTCCCATTCAACTCCAAATTCCCACCAGCCAGAAAATTAATAAATGCAGCAATCGCCCCAGCACTGTCACGGCTGTAAAGTTTCTTCTCACCGGCACCCATTGAAGCGGCGTTGTCCTGATCCTCGACAGCAACAGCAAATTTAAACGCTGGCCCGATTGAAAATATCTGGACCAAATCGCCGTTGATCGGTGCTGAATCTTCACCAGCCGCGCCCATATATTGAACGGTCTGAATATCTGACTCATTGGAAATCTGAACCTGTAGCAGCCTGGCAGCGATTGAGCCGTCACGGTTGGTTTTGATTTCCTGGCCTGTTATGGTTCCGATTTGTGGCATTTATTGTTCCGGTGACAGCACTTGCTTTGACTGTATCTTAACGTCCAACCTGTTTGTTATTGTGGAGAGAGTGTAGTCTGATATTGAATACTTGAATGAATTAAGCCTGCCGCACCCCTTACATGTGTAATCAAACTCAATATTGTCAACATTATTTTCGTCTGTTATTAAAACAGTTGTTCCGCATGTGCAATTGACAAGATTTCTGTATCCTTTAATTTCTATTTGGTCACCATCGAATTTTATTACCACGGCTCAACAATCTCCCCTTGAGTATAAACAGTTGGCGGCACGAAACTCAGCACACTTGACCGCCCGTTAGGCCCTAAAACATACTCTACCCTATTTATTAAAAAATCAAAACCCTGCGGTAAAAACATTGACTTACTAATAACCGTCACAATCTCATTCTCTGCCCACGGTTCGCCATTGTCCTTATACCAGCCTTCGACGGTTAACTGGAACGATAACGCATCAGCCAGAGTCTTATTCCTTGCCCACTCAGCAGCGGCCTTTAAATTACCTGATTGCGATTCGTTGGCGGTTATGTCCTTGAAGCGGGTACGGGGTACTTTCTGGTCGGTCGCTAATCCTTCTGAATTTCCCAATGGAGACTGTGACGTGGCACGGTAGACGTTAAACCGCTGCCTACCGTCGAACGCTGAACCCCAACCGGTAACGCCGAGGGTAACGCCTTCCTCAAGTGTTGCGACGGGTACGCCGTCTGTATTGGCTTGGGTGACGACTAAATCGGTGCCGGTATTGCAGGACAGTAAAACTGATCGTTGACGGGCTAATCCTGACAGGAAAGCAAATATCCCTTGCCCTTTGGTGGCAACTACCCTGTCGAATTCCCCGCCGGTATCAGCCTCGAATATCACGTTAAATCCAAGCGGCTTGACTATCTCTATTATCAGGTCTTTTAATGTCTTGCTATTGTGTTCATAGGGCGGCTTCCATGTCGAATCGACCAGATCAGCGGTTGCTGTTGCGCCGGACAGATTTAAAACAGTGCCTTGAGATATAACAGGTTCAGTCCCGTACAAAATGCCGGTGACTATCGGGGTGCTACCTATTGAGGCGATTGCTGGCGTGTAGGAATAAGGGGCAACAAGGTCGTCCAGACCGGTATCAATCCCAGGTTCCCACGGTATCGTACACTGAAACCCATTTGCCACCAAGTCCATCGACCTGATTAAACGTGCCGCCATGGGCCTGATTATGCGCCCGTCAAGGTTTAAAAATATGCCGTTTTGGTCTTGGTTCCCGGCTGGTGATGGGGGTAATTGTCGCTCCGGCAGAACGGGGATTAAAATTGTTTCGCCGGGGAATATTAAATCGGGGTTGCCACTGCGGAGAATAGTTTGGTTGGCGTTCCAGATACGAATCCAGAAAGTCGCGTCACCATAGGCGCGTTGGGCCACCTGTGACAGCGTGTTTTCATCTTGGATTGTGTATTGTTTGCCGGGGGTTGGTTGCATTATCTGGGAATTATAAATTATTTTTGGGAAAATGTAAAATAATGGTTGACTGGTTGTGTATCGTTGTGTAGTGTGTGGGTAATGAAGCAACAATTAACCCCACAGGAGGAAGTAAGATGTATAACGAATGGATTTCAGGCGGCAAAGTAGAATCTCATCCCAACGCTAACTATGTTACCTTTCACATGCGGCATGAGATCACAGGCCAGAGGGGTTATTATAGCACTGAATATGCAGTAGATGATAAACACCTTGGGCCGAGGGAAGTTCCATATTTAACCATGGTAACCATTAAAGCTATCCAGAGCATACCCGGTGTGCGAAAGGTTTTGGTTTCCCCATATAAAATAAGTGTAGTAAAGGCTGATGCTTTCACATGGGGAGAACTTTACCCCGCAATTAAACTTGGAATGTCAAAATACCTGCCTGCTCGGTATCACTGACACCGCACCCCCGGCTCACACAGCGGGGGCAATCACAAATAAACCACAACCTCTTTACCAACCGGCAACAAATAATTTTCATCACCGGTCAGCTTATTACTCGAATAAAACAAACTAATATTAAAATCATCCTCACCCGGCCCGCCATACTCCTGCATGGCAAGCATCACCGGATTAGCAGCCTCAGTCAAAATAATCCGCTTCTCAACCGACAAATCGAACACAGACTTAATCAGGTACGCCACGGTTAATCCGACCATCTGAGCCGCATCTGGATAGCTGTCTGACTGACTAAAATACGACCGGCTGAGCAATTCATCCGAATAAATCTCCTGAATCACATCCAACCCATTCGTAATCGTGTCAAATAACGCTAAATTGCTCTCGATGCTGTCAATAACCGCCTGCCTTGACGATAACGCCGAAGATACAGAAGCCACGCCAACAGCCCCCAAGGCAGCGGTCAGCCCCATTTCCTGAACAGCGGCGGTGTTAATACCTGCCGGTGAAGCCGCTTCCGGTGATATTCCTAAAATCAGATCGGCGAACCGGCTATAAGTCTCAATCTTGGCATTTATATCATTCACAACCAGATTAGGCAATGCAACCAACGCTTGAATTTGCCCCGCTATGGACAAAACGTCTATAGGTGAATCAGCCAGCACCACATCAATGCCGCGCTTGATACTGTCGGCCTGTGCCTGTACCTCGGCCACCGTGTCGGTAATATTCGCCAGCGTGAGGTCGAACGCCGTGACGGTATTCTCAACCGCTGTTTTAAATTTCCCGGCTTTGTCGGCGGTGTCCAGTGACGTGACGTTAAATATTTGATCGGTTCCGGTGGATTGTAGGGCAATATCCTGCGCTTTGGCGAGTCCTGATAACTGCGCTGCTGATACCTCGCCTGAATCGCCGGTTACTTCAAGCCATTCGGTGGTGATTGTCGTGATATTCCCAGACGTGACCGGCTGCACTGCCTCGGAATATGATACCAATTGCAGGGTTTTCTCGCCTTTGAGTGGGTGAATTACTTGCCATGATCCGCGCTCGGCCAATGCCACCACGAATTTCTCAGAATCAAGATCGTTGTCCGGGCCGTCAAAATAGATTGTCAGGGGGTATGTGGTCGCGCCTAATTCTAAATCCTGAATTTTAACGCCTTTAACGCCTGGGGTCTTGAATATGCCGAGGTCTTTTTCTTGGCTGCGGGGGTTGCCGATCCATTTGGCCGTGAAGACAAGGCCAGACGGTGAGGTTAGCGTTATTTGTGGCTGTAGGCGGTCTTGGTAGCTCATATTATGGCCACTCCATTGGCGGCAATTCGCTGATAATTATCTCAAGAGTTGGCTCTGGCCTTTTGCCTGCTAAAAAATCATCTTGAATTTGAAACACGAGAGGCCAGATTGATGCTTTCCATTTACCAAACGCCTCGGCTTCGGCCCTAAACGGATTGTCATACCCGGCATAAGCCAGACAAGCCTCAGTTGGCGACATGTGCACAGTGCCATATTTTTTGGTTTTCGCTACATCATCAATAAACTGGTCAAGGCCATCTTCGATTGCTTGAACTTTTTCGGTAAAAATATCTTCTGGATCTTTATCAACAACCAGATATGTCCATGTGGTGTCAGAAATTACAACCTTGCCTTGATTCTGTGTGGTGTGGTCAATAACCGGCGCAACATATAAAACCCATCCTGCTAAAATATATTGTTCATGTGTTGGGTTGATTACAGGCCCATCAATGCCGGGAACATTAAGCCATTTATTCGAATCGGCCCGGCGTTCTTCGACAATTTCTGTTCTGTCCGCGCTTGGTAATCCGCATTTGTTCATATCATGCCCCATACTTATCAGCGTAAAAAGATTCGACTCCAGCTCTCTCAGTAGGTGTCAGTAACTTATCAAAAATACATATCTCTGCTGCATCGGCATCCAGATCAAGGCCAGCCCCCAAGACATATCGGCCGATTAGTAAGCCAAAACTACTACTCCCCACACCCGCCGGAGCGTTTAAGGTTTCAGCACTGCCTACACTTGCCCCGTTTACTATTATCTCTCCATCATCCCCAGCCCGGTTGTATCCATAGATAGCGGTCATTATCTGAACAGCTTGTGTGGTAATGCCACCTTCTGCAATGAGAGAAACAACCGCATTACCAGCAGACCCTCTGAAAATCCCTAAGAAAGCAGCATCGTCTAAGGGCGCACCGGTATCACGATAATAAAGGGAATAGCCACGACTAGACGAACTAATACCGGCTGAATCTAAAATAGCTTGGTTATTACCCGGATGTTCGAGTCTTATTTTGAATACGACAAAAACAGTTGATTCTGCGGGTGAGAGGAATAAGAAATCCCATGTAGCTACCGCTTCCGCCGTTGTAAAAAATCCTGTGCTTCCATCGAATCTTACTACAGCCTCCCCGTTGAATTCGTTAGTCTCAAACGTAACGCCACCAGTTGGATTAAAGGTGTGACCATTGCCGCTTGAGTCAGGCCACGCTGTATTGATAGTGTCACCATCATTAAAGCCTGTTATATTCCCGGCGATAAGTTGGCAGAAGGGACTAAGGGTTGCCGGGTCTATGCCGCCGCCGCCGCCAGCACCGGCAGCCGCTAATAATGCAGTATTGTGGCCCATTACCCCATATCCCCCGGCAGGTTATAAAATTCTATCTCACCACTTGGGCCTTCATGCCCCTCTACTGCAAGACGATCTTTGCCACCACCAGAGGTAAATGATAGTCCGGCACTACCGGGAGTAACCGAACCGGCAGGCATTGTTACAGTAACGCCATCCCAGTCAATAGCATAGATAGTTATGCTCCATTCTAGGCCGCTTGCCGGGATTCCAATTATCACCAAGGTAAAAGATGACCCGCTTGGCGTTATCGTGTAGCTGTACCCAAGCGATTGATCTATAGTGACAGTATCGCCGGTTCCCGGTGTAAAGTCTATATGCTTTGTCTGTAAATTTAATACCGTAATCAGCAGCCCTGCGATTGTGCTTTGAATATTGCTAATTTTCAGAAACACAGACAGCACAGAATCAATTATCTGCTGCCATGTTGATTTTTTATTTGTGAATGAGTCGGCAGAATCACCGGTAATTGTCAGGTCTGCGGCAACCACCACGGCTTTTAAATCAAGGGTATCTAGGGACGATATTGTCCCAGCTGGCCCCCTCCCGCTAAAACGAAACCAGTTAAATGTTTTCTCAATACGGGTAAGGTTGCTATCTTTTGACAGTCTGACTATTTTCATTTTGTCGGGTCCGTTATGTTTCCTGGGATAGTGATTTTACCTGTGAAATTCTTAGCAGATTTACCGTCTGAAAATTCCTGGAACTGATCCCATCTGGCCTCCGAAACCGTGAGTTCATTAATTACATCCTGATCCATGAAGCGATCATAAACCCAGATTAATTCGCCAAGCACTGTGGCCTGATAAATCGTAAATTCAAATTCAGCCAACAGCGGTTCGCCGGGTGCAATTCTCACCTCTGCCCGGAAAGTGTCGCCAGAAATATCGGTAGGGTTGCCGTTGTCATCTTCTATGAATTCAGTCTCAAGATAATCAGCACCCTTCTCAAGCACTTCATTTGATTCTACGGCTGATCCTGTATCGTTCGACATATTAACCTCTAATTTTGACCGAGTAACTGGGTGTTAAATCCGACCGGCCCCGTTGATTCTGCCGTTGTTCCGGCTGGGCCGTTTACATTTATTTCCCCACCAACATTTACATTGACCTGTTGCGCTCTGGCGGCGGCTTCTTTTGCGTTGGGTGCTTCAACGTCAAGACCGGTGCCAAATTCATCGGTTGATTCAAGGCCGACACCAGCACTGCGGGCTTTTAGGGTTTCCCCGATAAATCCAATTGACGTGCCAATGGCTGTACCAATACCAGTTAACATGTTAAAAGCAAAACCAGCCACCTTGCCGATAATAACCAGAGCGTCAATAATTATTGTCAAACCATCAACCATAGGCTTAACGTCAAAACCCCTGATTGCTTCGGTGAGGGAGTCAATGCCTTTTTTCCCATTAACTTCAAAGGCGTTTAATATTTTAAAACCAGCCTCAGTTGCAGACGAACCAAGGGTTTTTAGCTTGGCGTCAATGCTTGTTCGCATAATTTCAGCAGTTAATTCTGAGGTCTTACCAGCCCCTTTCAGCATCTTTTCAAAATCGCGCAATTCAGAAATGCTATCAGCGAGATTAGTCGCCCCGGCAATCGCCCGTTTCCCGAAAAGCTCATTGAATATTTTGGCGGTTTGAAGAGTTCCGAGTCCCTTGGTCGCAGCACCAACATCGGCGATAATATCGGTAAACTTCCGCATGTTGCCGGTGCCGTCGTCAATCTCAACATTGATATCCTTGAGCATTTTAACCGTCTTGGGGGTCGCAGCTGACAGGCGCAAGAATGAGTTTTTAAGGGCTGTCCCTGCTTCAGTTCCCTTGATACCTGAACTACCGAGTAACGCCGTGAGTGCTGCCACCTCTTCAAGTTCGATACCAAGAATACGGCCAATCGGGGCGGCTGTTTTCATTGTGTCAAACATTGATTCGATAGTGACGTTTGCTGAGTTGGCAGATTTTACCAGAACATCATTGAGGCGGTTAAGATTGGCAATTTTCTGGGACGTATCTTTGACATTAAGGCCAAACGCGCCAAGTAAATCGGATGATATGTCTGCTACCCTTGCGAAATCTTCCCCGCTGGCCGTGGCCAAGTCAATCATTGATTTGAGGCTACCCATTGCCTCGGTTGATGTGAAACCGGCACGGGCAAGGAAATCAAGGGCTTCGGCAGATTGCGCCGCCGTGAACTCAGTTGTAGCGCCCATATCACGGGCGGACTTCTCAACTAATTTAAGTTGATCGTTGAAATTGGCCGCAGCCGGGCCGATATCCTTAAACCGGACAGTGGCACCGAGAGCGGCCTTGTCGAATGCGATAAATTGAGTGACTACAGAACCGACGCCTTGAGAAACAAGGGCGAGTCCACGGCTGATGCCAAGACCGGCGACAACGCCTTTTGTGACTGAACTGAAACGAGAAGCACCACGGCTGGCTTTACGGAAACTTTTATCGGCACTGCGACCAAAACGGGCGGCGGCTCTCTCCATAAGAGAAAACCGCTTTGTTACCCCGTCTTTCGCGGTAAATTTGGTGCCGACTTTTTTGTCACCGATTGCCATTTTTCGCCCGCGCTCCGTTTAACTCATTAACAACCGTTCTTTGTTTGATAAAGTACCAATCGGCCCAGTATTTTAACTCTGGGAAATCCATTGACTTTATTTCGCTCGGCATAATCCCATCATCACGGCAAGCGGCCATGAGGTAGTCAACTTTAGGGATTATACCATTCCGAAAATCGTGCTGACCCTCCTCATTACCGTAAGATCGGCACCATCAAGGGCAGTCAGGTCTTTGATCTCAACCCCTGACATCGTGGCCATGAATTGCATGGTCCGGGTCTGATCGTCTCCACCACCTTTTTCCATCGCAATCCTTGACAGCGTGATTTTCTGCCCAACATAAGAAATATCCTTAATATTCCCGACCGGATGCACGAGATGTTGGGTCACGGTTGCCGTGCCATCGACATTGATTTCAAGCTCGGCCCGCATGATGGCCCGGACAAGGGTGTTGACAAATGTTTGTGCGGCGGCCTCACCCTGATCGGTTTCGATGTCGGAGAAGTCAAGGCCATAAAAATCAAGCCATGAGTTAATCTGAGCCTTTGCGGACTCCTTTGAAATCTTGCGTTTTTTCGGTTCTGCTTGGGTGGTCATTTCATTATCTCCCTGTGGGGGTTTTAAAAATAGCGGGCTTCGTCTGCATCATCCCCACAGGAATTAGCAGACAGCCACCCGCCAAACTTTGGTTAAAGAGAGCTACCCTTTCCAAGAGCAACTGCAAAACTTAAAGCCTTTTTCATAACATCCTCCTTTTAACTGGCCGCGAAAATATCCCAAACGCCAGTGCTGGTTAAAAATTCAACCTCGGCGAAACTGTCCTGTGTAGAATACGGACCGAGATTGACCTCTCCAACAGTTTTAAAGCTGGAACCGTCTGCCATTTCATAACTCAGGGGAATATCGCCAGACGCTTCCGCCTGCGCCCTGAGAACATCGTATTCAGACGGGGTCAAAGTAAATTTTACCGCCTCGGCGTGACCGGATTCAATGGTCCGCTTCTGCATGTTCCCGCCTGAATGGGGGATTGATTCTTTCGTAATCCTGGGATTCAGGCTGATATCAGCATCGCCGGTTACAACGTAAGGGACACCGTTAACCTTGGCTCCTCGTGGGCTACCTGCACTCATAGTGTGCCTCCTTAATTATTGAGAACGGCGAACGATATATCAAATTCCACAACGGAGTCGATAATATTGCCGATACCCGAATAAAGAACCGGGATTTTGATATTAAACCCATCGCTATTAGTACGGATTGTTACCAGAGATGAATCAGATTTCAGCCTGTCAATGGTGAAGCTGGCATTATATAGCCACCCTATGCCAGCCCATTGATTGACCAGCAGGATGATGTCGTCAAGGACGCTATTAACGTCCCTTGCTCTTGCCTTAGCTGTTACATTTGTCACCTTGGCAACATCTTGAACGATATCAAAATCCTGCCATTTCTCACGGGTGAAAAATGCTTTCTGGCTTGCGAGAATATTCTGAGTCACCGAAATATTACGCATTTCACGGTAGCCATTACTTGAAACAGGAACCGAGGCGGGGCGGTAATAACTGACCACGTTTTGAAGCTGAACATTGCCAGCGACGACTCTGGTCGGTGAAACCCCGGCGCGGACGGCGGTGTCTCTGTCGTCATAATCAGAAGTCCAGCGGTTGGCAGTTGCTCCGGGCTGCACTCCTATTAACGTAATGCCGTTATATGATGCGGTGGCGGCTACATTGTTTTTCCGCGCCATATGTCCCATTGCCTGCGCGGCAATCTCTGACGGGGCAGACTGTGAATCAGGTACAGAAACAACGCCTTGAGAACGGTCATCAAGGCGGGCATCAGATATTACAATCTGTGCGGCAAGACCGGCGGCTTCGGCTACGGTATCGCCTTCGACAAATCTGATTGGCCTCGCTACTGTTTTTTGATACAGACCGGTAAAATCGTTACCAGATCCGACATACGCCTCAATGGCATCAAGTACAGCCGCCACCTGCCCGTATCCATGCGAACCATCAGTAAAACCCGCCTCGTTGGCATCGTCGCCAGTTCCGAGTCCGTCAAGTGCGTCACCTATATCCGGGGTGCCTGCGCCGCCGGTCATGGCGGTAATTGCAGCGGTTATACCTGTTGGGGTCGTATCGGTTGACAGCAGATCAAGGCTGACGTCGTAAAAATCACCCTCAAGACCCTTGGTTTTCGCTTCCAGTTCCACCTCAAAAGTAACGGCGGTCTTAGCTGCAATTACTGGTGTGTCCAGATCGGCATTGATGGCAGCCACAACAGCGTCGGCAATTTCCTCAACAGTCATGGCAGCGGTTATCGTTACAGGGATGCGGTCGCCAGCGATGTAAACCGCCAACGTACCGGCAAGCACTCCGGTAGATCCGGTGAAGTCAATCTCACCAGCAGATTCGGTCCCGGTTTCAGTTTGGGGTTGAATCCATGTTTCAATGCCCTGCGCCCCTAGTGCAGATTTAAGGTGTAATCTGTGGACCGGGGTGCCGAAGCCGAACACACTACCTGTGTTGGCAGGGCTGGTTGACAATACTGGTACTTCGTCAACCACGGCTGTCTTGGCCGCGTCATAAACGCCGATAATTAAAATTTTACGCGGCAGAACCTCGGCAACCGGCGAAAACGTGACGTTATTAACGCCCGAACCGACACCAGAGGCAAGTCCTGGAAAAGTTGTCATACTATCCTCCTCATCCGGCTATCATGCCGGGTCTTGTCCGGTTAAGGAACCGGTGTTATTACTTCCATTTTCGTTAACGTCGTCAGTGATGTCAAAAGCTGGTTGCGTGGCTGCCGTCCCGGTGTCACCCGGAACTTGCTCGGTCAACTGGCAACTAAAACGGACTGAGCCGGTCAGTTCAACAAATTCGCCTTGAGGTACGGGATTATCCTTGCTGAACCCTTCAATCCACCGATCTTTTACGACAAAAGGCGGGCCTTCCGATCCTACATCAATGTTGCGACCATCCATGAGAATCTGGTAAACGATCTCAAAAAGTTCATCAAGCGAATCGTCGGCCAGTTTTGAGCTACTTTTAAAACATTTGAGCGCGGCGGCTCGTTGCGCTTCGGTGGCATCGGCATCATTTAAAACAGCCAGATTTACCTCTGTTGCCGCCGAAACCCCCAACTCAATGCGGTATGTTGCTTCGTGCTGGGTCGGGCCGGTTAGACCAGCCTTGCCTTTCGGGAAATCGCCTTCACCATAAAAAACCTGAACACGGCGCTTGCCACCTAAAATCTCGGTTGAGTCAATAACCTGGACTTGATGGTCAACGACACGAAATCGACCCTTGGCGGCATTGCCAAGAATCCTCACCAAGTCCTGTTTTGTCTTCCGAAATTGCATCATGCTAAGCGCCTTTCTCTCCGGATTGCATCACGACTGGACCGCCTTTTTCAGATACAATTTAATGAAGCCAATCGACGCCCCGCCTTCCGGTGGCTGATCGGTGTCAATTAAGAAATCAACCTTTTCAGCGGTAAGGCTTGGCGTTATCGGTATTCTGACGTGCCAAGTTTCACCGGCCAGCGGTATCCTGACAAGACTGGAACGCCGGAGCGAGACAATGGGGTTATTGACCACCATCTGCCCCAGCGTTGCCGGATCTACGCGAACCTGATCGTATAAGATTTGGCCCATGAGAAGGTCGGTGCTGCCCGTTTTCGTCGTATATATGACTCCATCAGGGTCAGTTAATTCGACCGGTAACCCAAAATCGCCCTCAAGCGTTGTGGCTAAATCAGATTCGGCTTGTTCGCGCAGATTTACCATCAACCAGCCTTTTTAGCTGGCGTCTTGGTCTTGGCTGGCAGATACTTATCCGGGCAAATATCGTGGGGAATCTGGCCGGACCAACATTTGCCGCCGACATAAACCTTGATGCCTTTCGGCAATTTTACAAGGGTCATTTTTTACCGTCCTTCTTTTCGGTTTTCTTGGCAGACTTAGCCTCATCCTTGAGCCGTTCAACTTCAGAATTAAGCTCGACAATCAGCACGTCCTTGGCCTGGATGGTGTTTTTATGGCTGACACACTCAGCGCATTCAACATCGACCGGCGCAATCTTCACACCGATACGACCATCTTTTTCCATTTTCTTCAGGTCGGCAGGGTCAAGCTTATCGACGGGCAGGGGCATTTCTGCCCCGTACTCCTTCCCGTCGATCATAATGACGCCAACACCGAGCCAAAATTTACTATCCTTAGCCACGGTTAGCCTCCTTAGATGATTGTATCAATCAGACCGAAAGCGTCTGTATGAGTGGTTGCGAAGATCGGGGCCGACTGGGTGAAGATGGTAACTTTCTTTCGGTCGGTTTTCTCTGCGTCGCAGTAGAACATATTCGGGTCAATAACCCCGCCAGCAGACCTAACAAGCGGCATTGGCGGCGCGTCCTGATTGAATCCGAAATACTCAGCATAGAAAGCACGGGAAACGCTATCAATCGGCAGATTCTCAGGCGGGCCAAAGTAACGATCACAGCGGGCCTTGCTTGAACCGATCAGGACTTTATCGTCGGCGAGATACTTGGTAAAGGTACCGGACGAGTTGTCATAGCCATCGGTCATTGTGAAAATCCAGAGAGTGAAGCCCTTCGGGGTTTTAATGCGTCCGCGAGGGATCATGCCGCCTTCCACGAAGCGATTAAACTCTGGAGGCACTGGATTATTCGTAGTGACATCAATCAACTCAAACCGGCGATTGTCTGCAAGGGTCTGCACTGCGGTATTCTTGATAAAATTATCAATCGCAGTGTCGCCCATGACACACATATTAGGGGTAATCCGACCGTTTGCGCGGATTTTCTTACACATCGCGTCGAGATCACCAAGTGCATCGGCGGTAATGGTAGACCAAGAAGTGCCGACGGTTACGGTATGGGTGCTATTTCTGCGGAAATCATACTGTAAGTCTGTGTTGCTGGTCCCGATTATAGCGTCCTGCTTGCCGGTAGTGACCGACTGCCATGCCAGAACCTCGAACATGCGGACGGTGCGCCGGATGGACTCAAGGTGAATATTCAGGGCATGATACCGCATACGGTTAAAGCGGGTCATAGTGGCGAATGCCTGCTCACCGGGGATTCGATTAAGAATCATATCTCCGGTAATGTTCCCTGACTCCTCAGAGAGCGGGTACTTGCGAGAAAAGGCGGTCATTTTGCCGTTCTGCATATCGCTCTGTTTGTCGCCGAGGGTGCGGGAAATTGCGCCACGGGGGATTAGGGCGGCAATTTTTTCATTACCGCGAACAATGTCGATATCAACGACATTCGCATCAGGCGAGAAAATAGTGCGTCCGCCTGCTGCTGGGTTTCCAAAAAAAGCCTGTCCGGCAGTAGTTACGGCGATCATCTCTCTATCGTCGAACTGTTTTGCCATGAAGCGGGTGAAGCCATCTTGGGCTGCTGGGGTGGTCATGTCTGAATCCCTCCTTATGTCTCGAATGAGGCGATATCAACGGTCTGTTCCGTAAATATGCCGATTTTTGCCAGTGCGTCTGAAACGGTGTCGCCGTTCAGAAGTACGGTTGCCAGGGTGCTTGATCCGTCGTCGAATACAATCATGTCAGAGGCAACGGTAACACAGCCACCAATCAACATGGTCTGATCGGTAATGTCAGCGGCTACCAGTGCGGCGGCGGTGACGCTATCAATCATCAAGATACCGGCAGGAACTTCAACACCACCAACGCCATCAACTTCCCACGGAACCCAGTTGCCATCTGCGACAACGGTGATGGTGAAGACATAACCGAGAGAGAAATCGGTTGTGCCATCGGTGACAGTGAAGGTCATACCGCCAGCCTTGAAAATAGTGGCTAGACCTGCGCCTTCGTTCATTGTAAGTTGGGTCGCTACAACATTACCAAGCGGATCGGTAAGGCTCCAGATGCTGCCGTGGGTAACGGCCAAGGTGCTGGTCAACAGCCAAGCTCCTGCAATCGGAGTACCGCCAGCAATCGCGGCGACTGCGGTGCAAGTACCGTTACCGGTTCCAACTCCAACGCCGGTAGTAGGTACGGTTGCGGGGACTTTCGCCATGAGGGTGAATTCCGCCAGAACTGCTGAACGGCCTGCATCCTGCGAAAGTGTCAACCCATTTCTGACATATGAAGGGCCAGAAAGGAGAAACGGATTATTATTAAGGTCTTGCTCTGCCTGTTGTGCCATTACTTGTCACCTCCGATACCAAATTCTTTCTTGAACTGGGCAGACGCGGCATCAAGATCGGCGGCGTTGTTAATCATGCCGTCTTCTGAAATCTTGGTGTCGTCATGCTGGCCGGGGGTTTCTTCGCCTTCTTCCTCGGTAGCAGTGGCGGTCGCCGTGTTTTCCAGATTCATGTCATGCATTGCCACGAAGTCGGCAAGACCTTCGGTGTCGCCTGCCATTGCCTTGGCGGTTACTCGCTCCTTGACGGTGTCCGGGTAACTGTCACTGGACAAAATCGGGAGCGCGGCGGTGAATGCAGTTTTCATCTGCTCAATGCCTTTCTTGGTTCCTGCCGTTTCCCCCTCTGCGCGGGCCGTGTCTGCGGCGGCTGTGATAGCGCCCTCATACTCGGTTTTTGCTTCGGGATTCGCGGCCAACAGTTCCTTCAAATTCATAATACTGGCCTCCTTGTTGGGTTTTCCCGCTGCGGCGGGGGGTATAATATCCGAAGTTGCCTCCGGGGTATTCACTTTTAAATCGGTAGCAGACAGGTATGCTGCGGCTCGTTTCCAATCTTCCTTAAGAGCCGATTCGTTTTCTTTCATCTTGGCGTTGATACTGGCTACTTCTTCCATTGCCAAAATAACGGCGGTATCTTTGTCGTCGCCATCGTCCGAAACTTCAATTACTGAATCAGCGAAACCAGCCTCGACAATTTCATCACCATAATAAAAGGTTTCATCGTCCATTAATGCCTGGACATCTGAGAGAGACTTGCCTGTTTTATTGACGTATGCCTTCGCCAGAACGTCCCGCAATCCTTCAATATGCTTTGCGGCTTTGGCGAGGTCGCGGAAATCGCCCCACGCGAAAGTTGACACGTTATGGACCATGAAAACGGCGTTATCCTCGACAATCATCTCGTCAGCCATCATCGGTATATAAGAGGCCATCGAAGCGGAAAGACCGGTTACACGGGCAACGACGCGGCCTGAATAATTCCTGATCATGTTTGCCATTTCAAGGCCAGCGAACACAAGACCGCCACCAGATGCAATTTCAAGCGCAATCTCGCCGCCATTGGCAGATTGCAATTCTTTCTCGAGAAATTCCGGGGTCGCGTTATCATCAAAACCGATAAAACCGCGTATCGTTATTTTTTTAGGCATAATTCCCTCATGTTCAACGCATTTTTACCTATTTACAGATAAATGTCAAATATTAACCTAATTACACAACGTTAGACAATGGCGTGGTTACCCCATCATCATTTTATTTGTTTTATCCTTGCTGCCCTTCGAGGAACCGAAATAGTAATTATATACCTGCTGAACCAGTCCGACGACGTAACCGATAATCATTCCAAGCAGTGTTTTGTCCATACCGTCTGGCGTTCCCTTGATTAACAGGAACCCAATGAAAACGAAAAATCCTATGACCGTGGCAACAGCCATAATTTTCAGCGTGGTATCACCGCCAAGTGCTATTTCTCGCTTTCTGGCTGAATCCCTATCTTGGGCATGCAGATCGTCTTCCTTGATGCCCAACTCTTTCATTTTAACTAAAAAGTTGTTGTCAGCTTCCTTGAGGGCTAACAACTGGTCCGGTGTGGCGTTTTTAACCGCTTCTACCATCTGCTTGTCGGTGGCGTTTTCTGGTGTCCCGAGGATTGCCGAGATAGCCGAACTTGCCAAGCCACCGAACGGCCCACCTATCGCGGTTCCGATCATCGGGGCAACTGCCTTTATTGTTTTCTTCCAATCGAACCCCATTACTTAACCCTCCGGTCAATTATCACAGCACCGACCATTATTGCGGCAGTAGATACCAGAAAATAGGCGGGGCCATAATGAGCGGCCATTGCGGATAGCGTCATGCCGAAAATATAGGCAGTTGCGGAAAAAACAGTTTTCTTGTTGATGTATTTTTTAATGTCCATGATTTACCTCACTCCTATTTATAAGACCAAATCCAAGGCCGAGGGGAATCCTCGAACTCATCTTCCTGTAAAGTGTCTATGTGAACAAATCTCCCGGACCCGTGCTGTTTAACCCCGATGCCGGTAAACCCCAGAGAGACGGCCAACCCTAAAATCTCCCGTGCGTCGCCACCCATGACCGCGATGTCTACGGCCCTCCCGGCTTCATGCGCCGGTCGCCCGCCTTCCTTGCGGTTGTGAGCGGGGCAGCGGTATGCAGAACTTAGGTATATCGGCTTGCCAAAATTATTCCTAAGCAAGTTCAACTTAGTCATAAACTCACTGTCCATGTCAGCAACACCACAACACGAGCACGCCAATTCTTTTTCAGAAAAGAAACTCACTAGTCACACTCCCGCATATCCATGGCCCCGTCAGTGCAAGCCATCAATGCTTCTGTTATTCCCTCCCAGTTTACATTGGGATTATATGGGTTTAGCATTAGTTTCCCACGCTTCCTTATTTCTGCCCTCAAACCAGGCATTGACACCTCGCAACATTCGCAACCGGTGCAAGTGTGGTTGATTGTCATTTCGAGCATTAAATTTTATCCGCGAAGAAATAAACAAGCCCCCCGGCCACGAAGGCACGGATCACCCATGTTTCAATCATGTTCTGGATTTTAAGGGCTTTTTCACCGGGCTTTTTCTCAATCACCAACACTCTTTTTTCTAGCCGCTCAACAACTTCAAATAGCCGCTTGACTGCCTCTTGGGTGTGAGCCATACCGACCAATGTTTCACCCATTCTCACTAGTAAATCTTGGGTCTTGGCCTGTCCGTCTTTGAGTTCGGCGAGTGCTTGTTTCATAAAACCCTCCCCAGCCAACAGTTGGGCGATTGATTCGCCTTTGTCGCACTGATGATCGTTGTCGCCCATTATTTACCCCTTGAGGATAATGATTAAATCGTAAGCCTTCCAAGCACCAAACGGAATAAGCCAAGACAGCCAGAAACAAACGTAGAGAAATTGTTTTATGATGCCTTCTGTTACTACCGTATAATGCTGCGGCCTGACAACTCTCAATTTTGGTATTTTGATATTCATATTTTACGCTCCAAATATTCGTCCTTGGGCTTTCATCTGAAAACTTGCTTGACTTGATAAAACATCTTGAACATAAATAGCTAAGTAATCATTCGTACTACCATCAAGCTCAACTACGAATTCAGCTTTGGTGAAAGTCCACCTTCCACGCAACCCATTATCCCCACCAGGCGCTCTGTCGGTGTAGGTTAGGTCAAATTGGTCAAGGGCCATGTCGCCGTTATTCTTCCAAACTGTTCCAGTCCGAAACACACCGTTGCGGTTTGCTCTTAGTATTGCACCGTTTGGAAGTTCGACTCTACTGCCAAACCTTCCGTCATCCATAGAAGATGCGCTTGTCAATGAAGTGATAATTCTTGTTATTTGCCATATCTCAGGAGGGTCGTTTGGTGGTGCTATTATAAAAACTTCAGGGGCCGCTAATGTCCCATCGACATTCATGGCAGTTGTTATTTCTTTAATTGTTGTCCCTATGGCATGAGCAGAATCTAGTCTGCGATCAATAGTTAATACAGTTCCAGCGATATTTGTTATGTGAAAATGATAAAGCTCACCGTTAATTATTAATTGTGTGCCTGGTGCGACATCAGTCCAACTCACATCAACCGCAGCTACTTCAATGGTAAAATCATCAACAATAGAAGCAACCGCCAAGGTCGTGTCGCCAACACCTGTCAACTGCCTGAATAATTCATTTACTCCAGCCCTGTGAACCAGGGCGTTATCAACCTGTAATGCTCTCCTGAATGTGGATACGTTCTCTGGTTCGCCGTCGATTTCGCTGAAACCTGCTATGCCAGCTTTTACTGCTTCTGCATCATCATTTGACTTTAATACGCCCCCCATCGGGTGACTGCTGGGCTTAATATAAACCGGTTTAAACATTACCTGTAAGTCAAATTCTGTTTGGGCTATTGCTCCGTTTGTGACTGTGACACGAATGAACTGTCTTACTCCCTGAAATGACCACGCCTTATCTTCACCTGCGGCTACCGGATATGTGTCTATTTCACGCCATGTACTTGTTGGCGTTGACCGCCCTTCAATTAAAAAAGTACATGCCTGATCTGAAAACAAGGCGACCTGTAGTGCTCCGTAATCTCGTGAGTTTTCAGCCTCACCCTGGAAAACCCCGCCTATTCCTAGAGGTGTTAGACTGGAATTCTTTGCAGAAATAAACCCATCAATGGCGCTGATCGCCCGTGATTGAACTTTAGGGACATACATCCCGCTAATAGTTACGGTGTCGGCTGTGTGAAACTCGATTGATATTTCGATGAATACATTTGTGGTAAATGAGTAGACATTGCTGGAGTGCTTTGTGTCGCTCGCGCTATCGTCAATAACTGTTCTGACTGTCCCGGCTAGGTCTTTCAGGCTTATTTTTACATTGCTAAAATCACCAGTCTTACTACCGATGCCGATCTGGTTAGATTTTACCGGCCTGACCAGGTGGATAATTAATATCTTCGGATTATTTGCCGTTGAATCTACTATCTCAGTTTCGTAATCATTAAAAAGGGTAAGTATGTCGCCAGAAAAATCACCGACATCAGACAGCGCACTATTGATATCCTTTGAATAAATCGAATCGCCATCAACCTGCAAAGGGAAATTAGCGGATATCGGATTTCCGTCCGTATCCTCCAGCGCAGTTTGAGCGCTGTTATTTCCGGTGATCTCTGTCATTTACAAATCGACCCTTACTGATCCGGCAACACCGACCGCCTTGACGTAAACATCAATTTCAACGCTATGTGAAATCACATGCTGGTTGCTTTCTCCAAACAACAACGCTGCATCTGAGTCATCGGTGGGCGCTCCAGTCCCAGTTAAGCGATATGTCCGCTTGTAAACATTTGGGCTTAACGACAACTTGTCTATAGTGCCAATCTTGGTGTTTGTGGCCACCTTCACCCATGTATTCGCCGTGCATGCAACTACTACTGGATCAGCTGCCATGATTAATCCTCCTCTTTCTCTTCAATTGCTTCGGCCTGGATTGCGCCTTGCGTAAATGGTAAGATTTTATAGTTTTCAAAAATTCTGTTGTTGATCTCAATATTGTCAACTGCGCTCATGCCGGTATGCAGCTGAGATTCGCGCTCAATATTCGTTTTACCTATTTCTAGATTATCCCTTGTTGCCTTGGCAAGTTTGCCAGGGTCAATGTCCGGTACAGGTGCGCCGCGCCATGTCGATTTGAGCCATGCGGCCCGGAGGCGAGGGTCTGACCAACCGGGAGCGGAGACACGACCGGCAGCTATTTCACCGGCGAGCCACATTTCCTCAACTGGGTTGTGATATTCTGCGTCATTGTCGGCCCGGTCAACTTCAATTACCCGGTAAGCAAGCAGCAAAGTAGCCCGGCTGGCTGAAAAACTGTTGCCGAATTTCATAAACACCATTTCAAGAGGCATCCCAGAGACTACCGACATGGCAGACAGGAAAGCGTCTTGGAATTTATCGTAGCCGGTGCCGGGGGAGTTGGGATTGGCCAGCTTGATTTTTGCGCCCTTGGTGAGCGATTGAATAAATAGACTGCCGGGAACATTAAAAGAGGCTTCAGGAAGAGAATAACACGCCACGTCTGACACCAAAGAAGCGTCATCGTCTGCGGTGGCTTCGTTGCTGAAATTTGATCCTGCTGGGCCGACTCCTGCGGTGGTCAGATTGTTATCGAAAATCGGGATCGTGTCTTCGTCTGCGCTCGGCTCAATCCAGCCGACCGGCATAGCCTGATTAATTGCCTGCTTGATGTGGGCAAGGGAGAAGTCGGTAAAATTCTCAAGGTCTTGGAGTATCGGAGCCAGCTTGGTATACCCGCGCCCCTGACCGGCGTATTCTGGACGGAAGCCATGAAGCATGAAGACGCGGCCTGATTTTGGGCCTTTTGCCTTGACTTCCACATCTTTATATGTGCCGTCTTTCTGCTTAACCCATATTTTAAAGCCTGTTTCCCGGCCCCGTTCGTCACGGATGATCCCGTCTTGATTGGCTTGGAATCCGTAACTGGTCGTATAGGCATAACCCCGGACCTGATCGGCGTCAATGAATTCAAATTGCAGGGGGTTTTGCAGTGATTTATCAGGGGAATAATACAGCCTGACAAATACGTCGTTGTCGCGTTCCTTGCTCCATGCGTAGAATCGTTGGGACTGGTAGAAATTCATTATCTCGGAGCGGTGCTGCCGTTTGTCCATTGCCCAGAGGTGAAAACGGGCCGATACATCCTTGGCCCATGCGGCGGCGGCGTCTTGAGTAATTCCTAGAACTGAAATGTCTGGGGTTGGTTCAAGTTTAATGCCGGTCCCGGCGATGGCGTCAACCTTTCGCTCTACAATGGCCCGGCCTTGAGGGCTTTCCTGCATTGCCACCCGTGCGCCTTGTCTTAGTGCGTAGTGGGACAGAAATAAACCTGATCCGGGATTAGATATGGAGTTGGGCCATTTCCCGCCACTTGAGAACGAGCCGCCGAAATAGCGATCTGCCGTGCTGCCGCCGTGGAATGCTTGGGGTTGATTGTCGGCCTGTGAAGTGGGCTTGAGCCAGTTTATGATTCTATCTATAATACCGGCCATTAAACTCGCCTCCGCGCCTTCGTAAATTCATATTGACATTGCTCGTGCCGTTTAACTCACGACTTAATCTGGCACGGCTTGATTTTAAGGCTTCGATTTCTTTCCTGATGGTTGCCGGGTTGCGCCGGTCTGCTCTCTGGCTACCATCTCCAGAATCGAAACGGTAGGTCTCAATCTCTGCATTACCTAGAGAGGACAGATAGGCAGCTTGGGCCGCTGTAATCTGCTCATCCAGAATAGATATTTCGGCCTTGATACCGGCTATTTGTGAAGGTGATAAACATCCCATGATTATTTTTATTACCCTGTTTAAAAAAAAATGTCAAAAAAATGAAAAATAATGTTGACATGCCTGTGTATTGTTGTATATTAGTAAACAAGAGAGGGCGATACAGCCAAGGAGATTAAGACGATGAAAACTTTTTATGCTGAAGCAATGGGCCGCATCTTTAAAATAAAAACAGCAACCGACTGCGCCGCAAGTGATATGGGAATGGCGATTAGGTCTATATGGGGTAATGGTGTCAAGCCGCTGAACACCAAGACACGTCCACATGGGGCCGCATTTGTTCCTGTACCTGGGTGTATTGATGGTATGGGGAAACCGTGGGCGTGGATGGCCGAAGCATGATAGGCGGCGTGACCCCCGGTTGTTAGCCGGGGGTC